AGCGGCGCAATCTCGTCAATAAAGGCCTCTGTATAGGGCTTTTCCCTGTTCGTCTCCACGGGCTTTTTTACGCCGTTCTTGTAGTCCGCTTCCAGGGCGGCTCTCGTCTTCGGTCCGTATACTCCGTCGATCGTCAGTCCCTTTATGCGCTGGAAGGTTCGCACAGCGGAGTCCGTGTCCAGGCCGAAGGAACCGTCCGCGCCACATCCGCCGCAGTCATAGCCGCAGGCAATGAGCATTTTCTGCATCTTTTCCACATCGTCGCCCTGATCGCCACGACTCAGGGAGACTGTGACAGAGATACCGGTCAGCCTCGCCTTAAATTTCTTCCATTCCGCATCGCCTCCGACTGCGCCCCAGCCGGGCACCCTCGGACAGCTCTTGCCGGTCACGTCATAGTGCCTGCACACCCGGTCTGCCGGGACATTGAACTTCTGCATCAGGTACTTTGTCAGTTCTGCTGCTGCCGTAACTGCTGCCGCCGTAAACTCCCAGCTGCTGCCGTTGTTATGCGTGCAAATCTCGATACCGATGGAATTGCGGTTCGTGCACTTGCTGTGCAGGGGGTGATGACTGGATTCGATGGATCCGCCGCAGTGCCAGGCATAATACTTGGCAGGATCACAATACTCTCTTATCTCCCCCGAGCGGTCCACGAAGTAGTGCGCGCTGGCGCCCCTGTTCCCGCCGTTAAAATACTGCACATTGTTTGCCGCCGTTCCCTCGGATCCTGTGTAGTGGATAACGATGTACTTGACGCCTTCCGTTCGAGTACCGCAGTTTCTGCCCGGTGTGAAATTGCCGTTTTTAATAATGCTGATACCCATTTGTATCCTCCTTATAAAAAAAGAGGCCCGAAGGCCTCTCTACTTTTATCGTTATCTCTCTGCATTTATCATTATTCGTTTTTGGCTGTAGCTCCGATCTCTTTCGCCGCGTTCATCTGCTTGACCGCCGCCTCGATCATGACGTCGATTTCCTCATCAGACAAATCGATGTTCTTCTGTTCGAGGATCCGCTTAATAAATTTAGTAACGATCGCCTTGCGCTCTGATCCAGGCATCGCCTTGTGGCACTGCTCCGCGGCAAGGACTGCCTGCATGGTCCAGTCGATCAGCGCCTGCATGACCGAATTCTCGGTCTTCGCGCGGATAAAAGGTATCGCGTATCTCGTTATCAAAAATGTCGCGATCATGATAGTAAGTTTTAATATTTCCAGGATAATATCTCTCATTGTTCCCTCACTTTCCGTCGTTTTCCAGGTCTTCAATTCTGTGGTTGATGACTTTGATCTGCTCCTCGACCACCGGCATTCGGCGCGCAAAATTATTGTGTTCCCTGACCTCGCGGGTCAGTTCGTCAATCTTCGTGTCCGTCACCGCCTGCGTGACCTTCAGTGTCTCATTCGTTTTCTGATTCGCTCCCCAGACCGTGATGATCGTCCCGATCAAAGACAGAATCCCGGTCACGGCAGCCGCTATTACCGCTTCTAACACATTGGCGCCCTCCATATGATCACATGAAAAGAGCGCCCCGGAGGGCGCCCTGGTTAATTAATAAAAATCAGCTGCGGCATCAAATGAGATGTCCGCAGCTTCCAAACCTGAAGGTTTCAATCGTTTATTTTGCGCCGGCGCAAAATAACTGTTCGTGTGTTTATGCTACAAACTGTCTATACGATGCTTCTACTTTTTCAACGCTTGTTTCAATGTACCCCTGCGTGGTACTGATTTTAGAATGCCCCAACAATTTCTGAATCTCTTGAATCGGCATTCCTTTTCTGGCCAAGTCTGTCGCCAAGGTTCTCCTGAATCTGTGTGGATGAATGTGGATGTCACACCTCTTGGACATATCCCTCATCACCTCACCGAATGAGTTGTTATTGTACCGTCCGTCAAGCCTCGACGTGAAGACGTATTCGCTCTTGTGCTTGTTCCACTTCAGATACTTCACAAGATACTTCTTCGCCACCGGCGTAATAAAGACCGTGCGGTCTTTGCCACCTTTGCCATTCTTGACATGAACTACCAATTGATCAAAATCGACATCCTCAAGTTTAAGATTGCCAAGCTCATTGATTCTGAGTCCAGATGACAACAGAGTCTCCACCAATGCCCTCTCGAAAGGCGATTTGCAGATAGTCCGTATAGTATCAATCTCCTCACTGGAAAAGGCCCTCTTCTCTTCGCTCGGTACTTTGATAGGCTTGATGGGATCGATGGGATTCCGTTCAATCATACGATTGTTGTAGAGCCATGTAAAAAAAGGCGAAATGTTAGACCGCTGATTCCGCACTGAAGTGCTTTTTGCTCCAGACAACTTCAAGTTAGCAAGCCAAGCCATGATGTCTGCGGTCGTAATCTCACTGTATTTTCTGTTTCCTAGAAACTCGAACAGCCACTTCAACGAATATTTGTACTGCCTGATCGTGCTTTTGGATTTTCCTTCTACTGTGAGGCATCCCAAGAAGGACTTTATTACCTTCTGGTTTTCATCATCGTATATGATCAGCTCCGTGGACCTCTTTGTCAGGTCGTAGTCCTTGAGCTCCAATGTGACCATGTCGATGATTTTCTCAGCAGTGCCTGCATCAACCTCCTCTGCCAGCCTGGACTTGATCGTCTGAATGAATGTTTCTTTCGCCTGCATAAAAAAATACCTCCCTTTGACGTACCAAGGAAGGTATGGTAATATTACACCATACCTTCGGGTAGGGAGTCGCGTTTCTGATTGGTCGTCGGGCGCGGCTCCCGTTTTTTGTTTCGATGTATTTCTATTTTATGACAGGTCTTTTACATTTTCAATAATATTCTGTTTTCGCTTCTGAGTTAAATGGTGCCTTGAAAATTGCATCCCCATAAATGCCCATAAATACGCACTTTTTCGGGGGTGTGGCTTTTGACGATTTAACTCAGTAGGCTTATTTTTCTGTAACATCTTCTTCTCTTTCCCCGTACTTGAATTCCGGATCTCTTTGCCCCATTTTGTATGCGTTTTGAAGCGCACGGCAAATTGACTGATTCGCAGTACAGAATCCGCCCGCAGGCATACAGTTTCCATTTGCAAGCCTCATCGGACAGTTTTTCACTGGTTTCCACTCATTCATGTCGTCACCTCTTAATGTATATCGATGTTCATTGCTCCACACTGGTATTATATCAATAGGGAAGGAGGTATCACAATGGACATCTTTGGCAATCCTGAACGGCGTGGATCGTCAGGACGTATCCCCGACAGTAAGCGAGATAAGCACCAACTCTATCAGCGAGTGAACACTACCATCGAACCGTCTGTCTTTGAACGTTTGGAGAAGTTCTGCGCTGATGAGGAAAGAGCAAGGTCATGGGTAATTCAGAAAGCGCTGGATTACTACTTATCAAGCAAGGGATACTAAAAATCTGTGGGGGCAACAGATGAGTTGTCCCCCACTTCCAAACCTTTCGGTTTCAATGCATACCAGTGTGCATTGGTGTGTATCAATACACACTTAAATGGTGCTTTAAGTCACATTTACAATCCAGCACTCATAGTTACCGTCTTCATCTTTGGCAATGATTGCACATTTGCCAGCAGTAACGCCGGTGATAACTCCGTCTGCGACCGTTGCGACAGCATCATTAGACGTTGACCATGTAAGCGTTCCGCTCAGTTTGCTTGTGACTGTTGTTGGCGCGATTGGTGTTACGTGGAAGTATCTGTCTGCTCCTGCTCCAAAGCGAATCATCGAAAAATCGTTTGTAAGCGGTTTGTAGATGTTTACAGACCACGCATCTTCAGACGCTGTGTATTGAGTCCTTGCAGGCTTTACGATGTTATCAATAAATCCTGTAATACTGTGAGTATCCTCGCTATCGGGAGTTATTATAGCCCCCTCTGTATTGCTGAATCTCTGACAGTCTTGCATTACGCTTAACCAAGGATCAATAAACGCCATGTCGAGATGACTGTGTCCGCTCATCATAATCAGATTGCCACCGTTATTAACAAACGTTTGCAAAGCACTAACAATCGCAGTTGCTCCGTCTGTCGTTTGCCGATTGTATACTTGATCTCTTATAGGCGATTGATGCACCGCTAGTAACACGGTCTTATCCGTATCAAGGGCGGTTGCTAACCAAGCCGCTGTTGTGTTTCCGTAAGAGTATTCAACGTGTCCTGACAATATGTTATTGGCGTTAAGGACGATCAGCCTCACTCCCATATCGGCATAGTCGATATAGTAATCAGTGCCTTGTTCGTTGGCATTAAACGTTACGCCTTTTGTGACAGTGAAATATGCTTTGTAGCACTCATCCATAGAGAACAGATACGGTGATCCAGATACGGCATAGTTGGTGTCGTGGTTGCCCATCACCCAAAAATAAGGCACTCCAATGCTCATAAACTCAGACAAACACTGATATGCCCTTTCAAGTGTTGTGGCTTGTACGGTGTTGCCGTCCGTCAAATCTCCAAGGTTAAGAACGAAATCCAACTTGCATTGCTCAGACAACTTCCGCATGGCAGTAATCATCTGCGTAAAGGTCTGCACTCCATCAGCATTGGACGAATATCTGTGGATGTCCGCCACTGTTGTGAACACGATAGCAGGAGCGGTTGTTTCGTTTCTAACTTTATTAACCGTGTCTGTAAGTTCTGCTAGGTAGTAATCGGGGAGATCGGATTCTTCCACAATCTCTTCAAGCGTTACGTCATACAGTGCATCCGTGAGAGTAGTGTTAGTCGCAATGTATATAAGGACGTTAAGCAAATCGGCAGGAGCAGTAAACGTCACCCTCTTTTCCGTGGCACTTGTATACTCTGCTGTTGCTATAGTGGATGTTCCTTTGCTGACATACACAGATATGTCAGGTAAATAATCAGCACCTTCACGGGTTGCTGTTCCCGACAACCATTTAAGTGTGGTTCTATATCTGTGTCCCTCTTTGAGCTGTAAATATCCATCTGCATTTTTATAAGACGAAGTGCCGGAATATCTCCTAATAGCCCCGCTGAGAAAAACACGTTTAACGTAGTTGACAGGAGCAAGATTTAATTTAACGCTTGTACGGTATCGCTCAACACCCACATAAGTACCTTCACTTGCGCCCCCGCTTGGAAGTAATACGGTTTTATCGCTACCATATCCATAATCAACAAGATTATGGAGATTGTTGGTCTTAGCATCGTAGTAGTCGAGTAGTTCGTTTGTCTCATGATCTGTGTAATAACGCTCTGCATCCGCTTCACTAAGAGTGACGAGGAATACTGCATTAGTAAGGACTGCGGTTTGAACTAAATAGAGAGCAATGTTATACTGGATGCCCTCCTCTGCCGTAAACGTTCTTGTGTAAAGGTTTCCGTCTCGTTCATACGTTCCGACTGTGGAAGATTTTCCAGTTTTATATACAGATATAGACCACCCATGTTCGGCTTCGCTTTCGGTCTCAATCGTGCCAGACATCAGTTCTGCTTTGACTTTGTAAGACTTACCTGTTTCAAGGACAATGCCCTCTTTCCATGCTGTGGCACCATTTGTTAATCTGCTGTCAATTTCCCCAGTTAATCTTATAACGATATAGCTAGACGAACCTCCATCGTAATTGATGGTCAACATTTCGTTAAAACGTTTTATCCCAACTCGCAAAGAATTTGTGACAGACGTATCAGCAGGACGATCGCAGGGTTCATCGTAGTTGTAATTAATATAACCGTGTTCCCTATTGATCATTAGGTTATTGGCTACTCCAAACCCAAGGGCGTCCTCTCCACCTGCATCACTAAATTCCCACGCACTTACCTTGCCGTCTGTGACGGTCTTGACCTTTAATACCTTGCCGACATCCGCAGATGTGGCAGTGCTTATGTCACTTAAACCGCTCTTTAACTCAGAAACGGCAGCCTCCATACCGTCCACTTTGTCGACCGCCGCGTCGACCTTTTCCACCAGCTCGTCCAGGTTATAGCCATCGTACTGGCCCGCCCAGGTGTCGGCGTCGAGTGCCTGGCCATTGTTGTCGGTGAAGATCTGCGACCGTAAAATCTGATCTCCGGATGTGATGATAAACTGGCCGAGGAGCGTTCCGGCGACGGCGATGGCGGGCTGATCCAGCTCAGCGTAAGCACCATAGATTGGGACGACGCTTTCATCTTCCTGTCCGATGCGGATTTCCTTCGACTCACCGACGATCTGCGCTCCTACCTTATCGGGCCGGATGATGATCAGCTTGACGGTCGCATCGCTGCCAATATCGTATAATTCCTGCTTATAGGTGAGCTTGGCAAAAACGTACCGTGTATTATCGTCAAGGGCGATGGATTTTATCGACGGTCGTGTGCCGTCATGGTCGTATAAGTCGAGCGTTATATTTGTCTCTAACAGTTTCAGAGCCATGTCCTACCTCCCTTCCATTAAAGCTGATACGTCGCGATGTACGTTGTCCTAATGTAAGCATTCCCACTGTTATGCACCTGGATCAGCTTGCCATCCGCGTTTTGACCTACGCTGACGGTCACATTCGTCGCCGCGCTGATCGTCTTGATTCCGATTTCGCCATTTCCGGCGACACCGATCAAGTAAACGCCTTTCATATCAGCCGACGGGTAAGCCGAATTAACAATGAGCATAATAGTCCCAGCGCCGAATCTCTTGAAATCATATGCACCCGCCGCAACCGAGACTGTATAGATTCGCACGATTCCCTCGGTTTTCTTTTCCTGTGCGGTGATTCTGTTAATGGCATCTGTGAACGCAGTTTGCATTTCTTTTAACGATTCGGCTATCGAGATCAGACTGGGAATCCTCGTCACAGACTCGATCGTGATGCCGTTGATGTCAACACGGTAGAGCGGGAATTCCACGAGTGTGTCCCCGTTTGCTATAGAACCGGACGTATATTCCGGCTCAGCCGGGGAGCTTGCCGCGGGTGTTCCGGTAATCACTGCCAGTTCCATGTCTTCCACTCCGGTTCCGGGCACCATCGTGTATCTGGCCACAATGAGGTCGATTCTCTGCATTCCCTGGGCGCCGTTCTCAATGGCCATCGACTCGCTCGTTCCTCTTGCTACCTCCGCAGCGCATCCGTCCGCCATCAGAAGGCCGTCTGCAATGCTGATCTCATTGGCGGAGACGATCGTCGCAGCGAGATTTGAACCGATGTCCAATATGTGGAGCCCAGACCCGAATGTGGCCATATTGACATCCCTGTCCTGCTGACCTGTGATGTGCGGCTCCCCTCTATATCCTGTGATGATGTTCATTATTCACCCTCCATGCTCACCGACATAAGGCCGGCGGTCTCTTCAAGCTCTTCAATGTTCACTTCGTCAGAGAGCTTATATTCAATCGTTTCGAATCCTTCTTTCCAGGTGACCACCTTGGTCGTAATCGGCGCCGTCATCTTGATGCCGGAAATATAGTCCCTGCCTCCTACGATGTCCCCGATGCCGACGTCCTTGTCACTGTCGAGCTCGATCTTGAATGAGGTCTCGTTGGCATATTGTGAAAGCTGATCTGTTCCGTACTGGATGAGGTCCGCCCTTGAGGCGCCCGCATAGTCGTAGATCTTTGCGATCTCATCCGCACCGAAGAATGTCTGCCTCTGGGAGATGTTCCCGTTTGCGTCCACGTACAGATGCACGACCACCCTGTTCTTGAGCTCGCCCTGTCCCAGACAGATGAGATGGTTGACGCCTGTAAGGTCTCTGATCATCTCATAATCTGCATTCATGTCGCTCGAATATTCAATTTCGTCGGAATAGTCCACAATCGGGACCGCCCCGACGACCACCGCGCAACGCTCCTGATCATATGAGATCTGCATCTTATAGCCCACGCTTTTGAGCATGGCCTTGAGGCCGTCGTACAAAGATACATATCTCGCATACTGGTAGCTTACCGTGACGCCTGTGGACTCCGAGGAGCCGACAAAAAGCCCCGGAAACGCTGCGGAGACCCTCGCCCCGATAATCTGATTCAATTCTCCCGAATCGGTTGCGTAGTCCGCGCCGGACGGCGGGCAGAGGATTTTATTTTGCAGCATTCCCCTCCAGGTGAATCCTCCCGCGCCGATCGTGCCGAGCTTGGTCGCCGATTCTGTCCGGCGATAGATGCCGCCGTACTCTGTGCCAGGTATGTATATCCTCGAGCCGTCCTCGATCTTCTCCCACTCCGACCTCAGACAGGTTACCAGGAAAGAGTTTTCGAAGTCTCCAATCTCGAAGTCGTATGCCGTAAAGAGCATCACGCCCACCTCTTCGCCGCTAGGTTTGGCCAGAATCACATCGCTCATGTCATCACCTCTATTCTGGGCTCGGAGCGCTCATGGTAGATCGTGAGGTCCACGCCGAACGATGAATCCCACGTTATCGTGAGGTTGCCGCCAGGGATCTTTCTAAAGATTGAGTCTGTCTTATTGCGAAAATTGAACAGATTTGTTTTTCTGCCTGCTGTGTACATTGTGATGGTGCGCGCTCTGGAGTCAATGATTACATATGCCCCTGCCGGGATTGTTGTATAGAGTATGTATGCGTAACCATTTATTACGATTCTCGGATTAACTGCCTGCCCGTATATGACCATCTTGAACTCGCTCTCAAACGGGAACGATCTTTTAACTATTCTCTTTCCCATTACCGGGGCGGCATAGTCATATTTGTAATCATACTTGTAATCAAGGAAGCCGCTGCCTCCTTCTCTAGACGCTGTTAGCTGAATGTTGACCTCCTGGATCCAGAAAGGATAGGGGGCATATATGTCAATCTTATTCCCCGTCCATGTCTGATTTTCATCCGGCTCTGTGCTCGACTCTCTTACAAAGCAGTCGATATAGTAATCTCCCCAGATGATCCTCCCCGTCGACAGGTCGCGTATGTCTTTTTCAAAGTCATCATGCAGGGCGTCAATCAACGCCCTGCGTGCCTTCTCGGAACCGTAGAACAAAAGCTCCGTGTCGTATTCGCCCGGGTCCTTGGAGAATCCCGCGACTCTTACGCCATACTGGAGCTTTGTGCCTTCTACGTCCCACGCCCACTTATGATAATTAGCCTTTTTATGCAAAATGCCGTTCGAGATTAGGTTGTACCTCTTCCCGGACGAAGCTATGTATGTAATCGGAACCCTCATTTTACGCCTGCCTCTCTGAGAGTCCTGCCGAGCTCTCTGCTGCCGACCACAATCTTGAGGTCTGCCGTCTTAAGTGCCGCCTTCATGGCCGTGTACATTCCGGATGTCATCGATTCATTGTTCGCCGCTACCGCCGTGGCGATGTCCCTCATGAGACTATCGTGGCCATACATCATCTCGTTTCCGGCTTCGCCAGCGCCGATCATGCCGTAAGGTGTCGACATTATTGTTGGCTGTGTGAACATGTACGGCTGATTCATCGCTTTGGCGTACCAGTCAATATTGAGATGCGGGACAGACGGCGGATTCAGCGAGAACTCACCTGACAAACTGAAGTGAGGCAGGGCTGGCATCTCGATCTTGGGAAATTTCAGACTCAAGCCAGAGAAAAAGCCCTTGATTGCATCCAACTTCTCTTTGAATTTGGATTTAAGGTCCTCGATTTTCTGAACGGCCTTGTCCTTCATCTCCGTGATCTTATTGATCACGTCGTTCTTCATTCCGACCACTTTGTTTACGGCGTCAGCCTTGATCTGATTCCACTTGGATGCCATGTCGGTCTTGATGCTGTCGATCTTCTGTCCGACCTGGCTCTTAATCTCTTCGAACTTCTTCGTGATGTTCTCTTTCAGCTGAGAGCAGTATTCCGTAATCTTTTCCCATGCGACCCGGACCGCTTCTTTTACCTGGTCCCAATGTGTAATTAACAGGACGATTGCCGCGATAATGGCCGTGATCGCCACAATGACGATTCCCACTGTTGACGCCGCCACACCCAGAACGCCCGCGACCGCTCCGATGGACGCTATCAATCCGCCAATTCCTGACACGATGGATCCTATGATTGCTATTACCGGCCCGACCACGGCGATGATTCCCGCGATCTGCACGATCATTTCCTGCTGAGCCGGGGAGAGTGCCTCCCACTTCGCTCTGAGGTCCTGCACGACCTGCGCCACCTGCTGCAGGATTGGCTGAAGCACTTCGCCGATCGTCGCGCCCAGCTGGGCGCCTGTCAGCTTTAGCTCGTTCATGGTCAGCTTCCACTGATCGATAGGGTCGAGCGTTTCCTCGAACGTGTCAGAGACGCTCCCGGCTGCATCGGTGGCCACACTGCCCAAATTCTCAAAATCTATAGCTCCGTCCTGAATAGCCTTGTATATCTTGTCGCCGGACTTCCCGAAAACCTCATAGGCTTTGTTCAGCCCTTCGGTGCTGCCTTCGGAGTCCTTGATTTCTTTTTGCAGGTCGCTCAGAGCCTGCCCGAGAGGCTTGCCTTCTTTGGCTGCGTTTTTGAGCGCCTTGGACAGTCCGCCCATGACGGTCTCGACCGGGACTCCGCTCTTCTCGAGCTGCGCCATCATGGCCGTCGCATCGTCGAGGGACATTCCCATGTCCTGAAATGCGGGAGCGTTGGCGACCGCGAGCTGTGTCAGGGTGTCGACGCTGATTCCGCTGTCCTGCGCAGCTTTGTTCAGCACATCCAGATAGCCGGATGCGTCATCTGCTCCGAGGCCGAAGGCTTCGAGGGCTTTCTGGACGCTGTCGACGGCACCGGTAACATCTGTGTCGTTTAGGTCGGCGAATTTGATGAATTTGCCGCTCAAGTCTTCCAGGGCGTCCCCGGTGAGCCCGAAACGGGTATTGACTTCGCCCACTGCCTCGCCGGCAGTCGCGAAATCGGTCGGAATGGTTGTTGCCAGGTTATCAACGATGTCATACATCGCCTGCGCCGCATCGCCCGCCGCGCCTGTCTTCTGGATGACTGTGTCGTATCCCGCATCGACCTCGTTAAAAGCCGCGAGAGACGCGCCTCCGAGCGCCACGATTGGGGCTGTGACGTTCTTTGTCAGACCGTCTCCGACGCCCTTGATCTTGCCGCCGACTTCTTCCAGTTTCTTCCCGGTCTTTTCCCACTCCTTATTGACTGCCTGCGCCTGCTGCTTGCCGACGCTCCCGAAGTTCTTGAGTTCCTTCTGGGCGCTTTTCAGCGCGGCCTCGTCGCTCGCGATCTGCCTCTCGAGGCGCTCCATCTGTTTAGTGACCTCAGGCGTCTTGTCCTGCTTCTGCAGTTCAGCGAGTCCCTTTTTCTCGATTTCGAGGCGCTTGCTGACCTCGTCGACCTGCTTCTTGAGAAGTTCCTGCTTCTGTCGCAGACAGTCCACGTTCTTCGGGTTGAGTTTCAGCGCCTTGTTAACTTCGCGGAGTTCCTTCTGGGTCTCCCGCACCGCCTTATTGGCGTCGCTGAGCGATTTCTGGAATTTACTTGTATTACCATCAATCTCGATGGTGATGCCTTTGATCGTCTTACCCATTAGAATTTATCCATCCATTCCTGTGTGGCCAAATCGTCATATTTCTCTGCGTCGTTGCCGTGCTCGATTAGGATGTCGTAAAGTTCCCCCAATTCAAAAAAATCGAGGTCAGAGATCTTAATCCCTGCCTCGAGTGCTCTCAGAACGAGGAGCGCGGTCGTTTGTTTCCGGTCCTTCGGTGGTTCTTTTTTTTTGAGGCGACTAGCGTCTTTTCCTGTCCCTTGAACAGGGCGAAAATGTCGCCGGTTGCCATCATCACATCCATAGCCTCGAATTCTTCAAGCCATGCATAAAAGTCTTCTTCTGTGATCGTGTCGATGATCTCCTTGAACGTCATCTCTGTCTGCAGGTGCATGATGTACCCGAGCTCAGAAATAGCGTTCGTGTCGACGTCGCCTTTTGTGTCCATCTGCAGAAGAAAATCCTTGTGGAATATCCTGCGATAGATCACAGGGCTTGCAGCGTTGCAGAGCATGTCGACCTTCTTGTCGCCAATATCAACCAATCCTCTTGCCATCTCATTCTCCTTATAAGTGTTTGTGGGTAATCAGTGCAGGGAGAATTTCTGCGCTGAAACGTTCCGGAAACGCTGTCCCCACGATCTTTTTTAGACGTTTCCGCCTGCTGTTCCGCCTGCTGCCGTCGCCGTCTGATATACCGCGTCGAACCATGTGGCATATGCCGCTTCGCCCTGCTCCACGGACGCCTTCGTAATGTTCTTGTCCAGTGCCGCATTATAAACGGGCTTTGCCGTGATAGGCAGGCTGTCCGTGATAGGCTCCTTGCTCTCTGCGATAGTGTTCGCAGTGTGCTCGGGACGAGTCGCGGAGCAGTTATACAGGACGTGACGCCTTGCGTGAATGTCGCCCTCCATCTGGAAGAGGAACGCGAAGATCTTTGTTTCCGCATCTGCATCCTCGACGAGGACGCCCTTGTCATCCTTGATGTAGCCAAGGACATCAATCTTGAACTGATCAGGAAGATCTGCGACCTCCCAGTTTCCGGAATATCCGGAATTGCCGCCGCCCTGCCAGTAAACGATATTGTCCGCATAAAAAGGCGTAAGCTCACCCTCAGGGGAAAGAGAGAGGCTCACGGAGCCGGGTACCGCCACAGGCGTTCCATATGTCACGCTGCCGTCGTTGGCCATAGTGCCAATGGCATAATGTGCATTCTTCAGACCGAATTTGACTTTGTTCTTATCAGGCATTTGATACCTCCAAATTAACGGTTGTTGTGTAAACAGTT